TTTTTCACTTTTTGAAGTGTTATTTTGGAAGTTTATCATTCCTTCGCCGAGTTTCTTGGTTAGACTGATCATCTAATACTGCAAACGATCATACATACTTTTACGTTCTCACGTTCTATATTTATGCCGTGGGTGCATTCAATTCGCTGATGAATTCACTCGACACTAGAAGTTGGTACACGGTTATTTTCGGAAGAAAAGTTAAGCTTGACGCACTTGACACCCCATTATTATATATCATATTTTTATTTCATGTTCTGGGGAAGTTGCTGATTTAGTGGAGAGGCTTATACCTCCCCGTTATTCCTGCAATGCTTTAAATTCTTCTTATCTAGCGCAAGCGTCATGGTATATTCATATGGAACTTTGAGTCCCCTACCCGATAAATGTCCCACTTGTAGCGACGAGTTCATCGAAGATGATTCGAAGTGGCACACTAAGGATGGGGCTGATAAATGTGAGCTTGCTGACCAGGTTGTTACCGAGCCTGGTTCTGTGGACAAGTCTATCGGAAACTCAATTAACAAAAAACCGTCCGAGTTGCTTAATGATGGAGATTGGAATGGTGGACTACTCTCTCATTCTTTTGATGAGAGTGGTGTCATTACCAATTTTCTTGATGAAGTGATTAGGGCTCCAAAAAGATCAAAACTTTCCTTTATGGAACCGCCTAGTATTGAAGGGCAAGATGATTTCAATTTTAAGTTGGAGTCAAATGAACAGCTGCGCAGGGCTTTGCGTCTATCTGGTTACGAGTCCAGTGATGACACTCACAATAAGTGCGTTTTTTTTGATTATGTTCTGCGCGCACACAAAAAATGCACAAATTCCTTCAAGGTATGTAGGTACATTTTCAACCTTATTTCCAGTGATTTGAAGTCTAACAACTCCAGTTATTGGTTTAAAGAAGGAGACGGGAACAACGTTTGTGCCGATAACCATAGTGCATTCACCGTTTGGTACAACAAAGTTAGTTCTTACATCATGGATAATTCCAATGTTGTGGACTACGTTGTGGATCATATCGTTTGCACTTCTATGGTGGCTACATATCTTGCATGCAAGGACAAGAAAACTGGCATTGCTTTATGCATAGGTCTTTTTTCACTTTACTGGTACCGCACTGGACGTAACGTTTTGAAAGACAATGTTTTTACCCATCTTTTGGGGCGTCTGGAGAAACTTCTCAATGAGACGCGGCACAAGTATTGCAACTACTTTGGTTTTGTGGATGAGGCGGACCCTTCTTCTACAGAGGGTCGTTCAACTAACAGCTTTCAAGTTGCTGATATGTACAAGTTCCTTGATTTCAAGAGCCCTACTTCATTGTTTGCTTTTGAGTCTGGAGATGATCCTAAGCCAGGTTGGCAAAAATTCGTTCAAGGTATTGAAGGGTTTTACAAGGAACTCATTGGACTCAAACTTGTCCCCCTCCTTTTAGGGATGACAGGTGTTGTAGCGGTCTCAGGTTTTTGTGCTTTGACAGGTCGTGACTATGAGGAAATTTCAGATTTTGAGGTCTTTGACTTCAAGGGTTGGGATTTAGCTTCATCAGCAACAAGCAACAAGATTGTCTCAAATCTTTGGGAAGCCATCAAAGCTATCTACTCTGATATCAAGACCTATTTTGATTACAAGTACACAGCTGAGAAGAAGACGACTTATTTTGAGTTCAAGAAACTTCGCAATGAAGTTACCGAATGGGCCACTCTTGGCCGTGAATTAGCCACATTTATCCCACAAGGCAAATGGGCTACATTAACGGTCACTCAACAGTTGCACTGGCGTCTTGACTTCGATAAATTTCGGCAGTTTGCTGAGGACTCACTTATGTCTAAGAGGAATTTTGAGGTTCTTCGTGTTCTGTATGGTCCCAATTCTACCCGCGTGCTTCAGCTCAAGTCCTTGTATCTCGATTTATACAATCATTACATCATCATCTTGGCACACAAATTCAGACCGGCTGCTTATGGCATCAACATTGAAGGCGGCACGAATGTGGCCAAGACTCAGCTTGTGAGCATTCTCCAGCAATTCATATTGAATCATCATTTGAAGCTACCTAGGGAGTCCATGAATGCGCTTACGTACTTTTACAATGGCGATGACTCTACCTTTTGGGATGGTGCTTCCTCCAATCAATTACTTTGTGTGATGGACGATGTTGATAAGTATGTGAGTGCCATCGAGCCTGAGGGCAACAAAGGGGTTAAAGCTTTACTTCAGATTATGAATAATGCGCCTTTCCTATTGAATATGGCTTCGCTTGAACTCAAAGGGAAGGTTTATGCTCTTTATTATGCCCTTATAGGTACATCCAATACGATTACTAGCATGAATGGGAGGTCCACGTTTGACATTGCAGGGACGTATAAACATCCAGGCGCTGTTGCCCGTAGGATTAAGGACATTTTACAAGTGTTACCTCACCCTAGATTTGATAATGGTCATGGTTGTATCGATGCTCATAAGTTGGCAGAATTCGAACAAAACAATCCTGGTAAAGTCCCTGATGCTTGGATCATCAAATTGCTTAAGACCACCGCAGCGAACGATGGCTATACTGTCTCCAATCCTGTATATCAGCTTGTGGCTAACCCTCGCATCTTGGCCCAGTATGATGGTGATTTGTCTTCAGCTATGCGTGATTTGGCAAGGGAAGGTGGTGATCCTAGTGGAGTATACAATTTCACTATTGTTGATTACCTGAATTATCTCGGCCCTGCTTTGGAGAATCATGATTACATTCAGGAAGCTATGTACCAACAACAGCATCTCGGACATGATTTCGCAGCAGCTGGAGTCAAGGAGACTAAGGGTGTTCCACGTTCGTTCCGCGATTTCGTCGGGCTAGACAACAGTGTGTTACATGATGTTGATCCACCTCCAGCAGGATTACAACTAGAGAGCAAAGAAGTCCGTATCAATGATTTTGGATATGACGTATTCCAGTGGATCCTTTGGTTCCTTGCCATTGTGTGCGGCTACAATTTAGTTTGGTGTGTTTATAACTATATGGTCTATATTTGGTATTTCCTATATGATTTATATGAGAGCATCACTCTGTTTTGCCGCATCGCTAGGAGGACTGGTGGTTTTGTCAGGACTGTCCGGTATTACCGTGACAGCTCTCGTTTGCGGAATTGGGTTGATTACAACAAGAAGGCTATTGGCGCCATTGTTCTAGGTTCAGTGACAGTTGCTGGCGCCGTGAAGGCGTGCAGTTATTTTGTGAGACCTGACAAACGTGAACTTCAGTCTGGGAAGCACACCGTCACAGTGCCAGCGCCACATTCTGCTGACAGACTTCATAAATATGCTGCCCCTAGCATGACTCCAGGACTTAGGCTTAGCAATGAGATGAAATCTGTCACCAAGGACGTATTGGTCAGTGGTTACACATGCAACAAAACATTCATAGCGAAGTTTATTTTCCATGATAAGATCGCGTCGCTTTACAATGAAACTCATGGTACAATCATTTCTTACCAGAAAAATTTACCGCCTAGGATTTTCTTTAACAAGCATGCTTTGAGGAAATATAAAGACAAGCCACCTGAAGAGTGGTGTGTTGAGATATATGGAATTAGAGCACGTTCTGAAGAACCAATTTGTTGGGATGGCAACTATTTTTTGTCACAGCTCATTCATTTGGCCGATGGAGATGGCAGGGATTTAATTATGCTTGAACTGAAGCCTCCGCGTGGTTGTGATTATGCCATTAGGCAATTTCCTAGGAACGAGCAGTACTTGCTGACGCGAGACAATTTCTTCGATAAACGTAACGAGCTGACCCACATCTTGAGGGATGTTAATGTCACCTTTGTCACACTTGAGGAGAAGAATTTCAAGATCAACAGGAGCGGCTTTGTTACCACTACTGGTACTGGCCTAGTGATCAATGACAAGAACGGACCTTACGACTTCGGACCCAACGTATGGGTTGTAATCAATGCACTCACTAATGCTGGGACATGCGGGAATCCATACCTTTTGCAGAGGATCAACAGACCTGAACAAGAGGATGTGGTTGAGTGTGCTTTTTTGGGCATTCACGGAGCTGGAGCTACTGGCGAGGACAAGACTAAGCTTGTAGTTCCGATCTGGGCAGAAGATGCTTTGATTCCGTCCCCTGTTTTGGTAGACGTAGGGCAAACCCCTACTACTTCCCCTCAATTTGTATTGTCTTCTGGTTTTCCTCAGCATGACCTTACCAGGTTCTCTGACCGTAGGAATCAATTCTCATATTATGAGGATACTGTTTGTCAATATCCAGTCCGATCAGAGTGCATTATGCACCTTCCTAGGATAGAGACAAAGAACGGTGAGATGGATCAACATCGTTGGTCAAAGTTTGTCGAGGAAGAAGCGGCCGTCACTGCTGGTACTATGTTCAGGCCTATTGGACGTTTTGATATGTCTACTGCCGAATGGCTTGACCAGACATTGGGCGACGAATGTCCTGACATCAATGATCTTTCTGCCCACTTATATGGTACTTGTAAGGTCATAGACATTGACGGAAAGACTTACACTGTGACTTTGGGCAATCTCAAATCTGATTGGCATCATAGTCCTTTGTATTGCGACCTCAATGAAGTGCAACTTGAGACTGTTTCTGAGACAATTTCTACCAATAAGTTGCCACCAAATCAGCACATTACCGTTGTCAAAGGCACTAAATGTCTGCATGGTGAGGTCCAGTATGAGAAACTGAATGACAACATGCTTTCTCGCTATGACATTGCAATGATCTTGGCTGATATTGCCTCCCAACCCGCTTATGATAATTCTATTGCGGGGGACATGCTTGAAGCCGCTGACCATTATTTGGATAGTGTCTTGCCTTACATTGACCTACAAGAACATCTTGTGATGTACCCAATTGAAGAGGGAATTCCAATCAACGGCTACGTTGGCGAAGATGGGATTAGGTTCAGGTCACTGGATGCGTTAGCATGGACTACTAGCCCTGGACCACCTTTTACGTACATGAGCCAAAGATCAGGTAAGACTGAGTGGTTTATTGATGTGGCCTACCACCCTGATGGCAGAATTGAGAGGGCTATGGGAGATACTTTGTCTCGTTATGTCGAGGAATGTCGTGCTAGGTTACTTGAAGGCCATCGGGTTGTCTATCAGACTTTTTGGAAAGACGAGTGTTCGAACCCTATTACTGAAGGCATCAGGAAGCCTAAACGTCCCATATTTGTGGCCCCTATGTATTTCAACCTCTTGATGAGGGAGTACTTGTTGTCACTCAACAGGACAATGGCAGCCTTTCCCTTTGTCTTCCAGCAAGCAGTTGGCTTTGATTCATCATCACAGCAATGGGCTCAAGTTTATGATTATGTTTTCGGAACTGATCGTGACAACCTGGTCTTTGATGGTGATTACCGCAAATTTGATAGGGGTCTCATACAGGAGGTGACTGATGCAGTTCGTTACTTTATATTGACGTTGTGCATTAAGAGCCAGAACTATGGTGAGGAGGACCTGATTATGGTCAATAGCTTGCTCAAATGCGCAACTTCGCCAATTGTTAATGTCTTTGGGACGATATATGGATTCCGGAGTGTTAACACATCTGGAAACCCTTTGACGACTCAGATCAATTGTATTGCTAACAATATCTTGATTTGGTACGTGCTGAAGAGGAAGTACAGCAGTCTCAATTACAGTGATGCTCATTTGCTTTACAAAAACCATGTTAGGGCGATGACTTATGGCGATGACAACATAATTGGGTGTGTGCATCATCCAGAGTACGGACAAGTGATCTCTTGTGTAGATATGCAACATTACCTCAAAGGCATTATCGGTTATACTGATGCAGCCAAGAGTTCAGTCGTCAAGCCCTTTTCTCCTCATAATGAAATCACCTTACTTGGTAGGTATTTTATTGAGGAAAATGGCATGATCATCGATAAGTTTGAGCTGAAGAGGCTGTGGCGTATGCTCTTGACCTATAGGAGGCGTAAAGGAGTTCCCACCCAGTCTATTCTTAGAGACATTTACGATAGTGCCCTTTATGAGCTTGCTAGATATGATGAAGCCCTTTTCAACGAAGTTAGGGATCTACTAATTGTAGGTTTGACCAATCTTGAAATGGAACTTAGAGATCATTCTTACACTAGAGATCAGATAATCCGCGCGTACTTCCGCAATAACCATGGACAGGAACTGAACTATAGCTTCTACCGTGACAGGCTTATGATTCACAACGCACGTGGCTTCATGCCTGACCCGCGTTTTATGGAATGTTGTCGTTTCGGAAGTGACTTTCAACTGCAGAGTGGTGAGTGTCAACCCATGCTTCAACTCCCATACAACTACACGGCGGAAGATCTACGTTGCTTGAGGCTTCAGGAACTGTCTAAAGTGCCTTTCAATTCAATCTGTGATCGATCGGCCTGGTGGTTCGAAGGATGTACTACGACACTGATTCTCATTAAGCTCATAATAACCTTCTTTCTGATCATAGCTAAAAAAGCACA